TCAGATGGCAAAAAAATATGGGTACTTACATCAGGATATGGCACACCTAAATCTGCTATGGATTTAGAAACATTTTCTGAGATTGATTACACCAATACAGTAGTTCTATTTCCAGAGGAGTATTAATCATGACAAAAGAAATTAAAATCAAAGTTTCTGATAAAGACTATGACTTTATACAGAGAATTGCAAAATCAGAAAAGAGAAGATTAGCTGATTTTGCACAGTTACTTTTTGCAGAAGGGTTAGATTACTTTTTTTGCGATCAACAAATATGTTTTAAGAAACATGATGATGAGCTTACAGAAGAGGAGCATAAGCAAATCAAGATTAATGATGAGCTTAGTAAGCAAGAAGGTTGGTATCAGTTAGATTACGAGGAGAAAGTTCTTCAAGGTTACAAACAAGTCTTTCAATGGTGGGAAAATCACGCTTACAATTATGAAACTAAAAAGCATGATGACAACCTAATCAAACCTACAGTAGAAAGCATACAAAGTTTTGCAATAGAGGAGGAAAACTTATGACTATTGATTCTTTTTCTTTTTGTGAAGATGGTTTTCAAGCTAGGTTAATTCAAGGATTACTTGGCAATAAACCATTCCTAAGACATTTTTTACGTCAGTATTTGACTTCTCTCAATGATAATGAAATGAAGATGTTTTTTATTGAATTTATAAATTCTTATGATGGATCTTTAGATTCTAATAAAGATTTTTATAAACCTAAAAAACTTATAAAACGTAGTAAAAACAAATTAATACCTTTACAAAAGAGAAAAACTAACTCAGGAGACACCTAATGCCTAAAACAAAAAGACCAACAAATGTGCAAATCTTTTTAGATCATTTAAGTCATGGCTTAGACATGGCTGAATTAGATATAGATAACTATTATCCTTGTTGGGTAAAACATCATGAAACAAAAGAAGAAGGTTTTTTATTCATGCAATTAGAAGGTGTAAGAGATAGTGCTGTTACTGTTTTTCAAGACAGAATAGAATTTCTTGATAGTCATGTTTGCTTAATGTTAAATAATGAATTAACACCCGCTAAGGCATCAATAATGTTTTTAGTAGCAATGTTATTAAAAGAACCAGTTGTTCCACCTACATGCCCATGTTGCGAGGAGGAGGAGGTTGCACAATGAAAAGATTACAAAATTCTAGGCAAAAAATAGTAGATCAATTAGCTATTGATTTAGATAAAGCTTTTAACGCTAGAGTACAGGCTGTTAAAAATCTAAAAATAGCCTTTGATAAAAATCCAATTAACTATATTCACTTTGAAGAAGTTGATTTTGATTGGCCTTTTGTAGGTGAAACTCAAGATCACATAGTTAAAATTGAAAAACTTTGTAGAAGAGTAACTAATGCGGAAAATAAATTCATGAAATTACATTTTAAATTTCATGCTGAATTTGACAGATTAGATGAGGAATTAGGTTTTTCTACAAAGGTAATTAATGACTATTAAAGATAGTTTTACTGTTAAACCAATTAAGAGATTTGAAACTCATGATTGGTTTAACAATAAGCATTATGCAAAACGTGTTCCTAGTATTTCTTATTGTTATGGTTTGTATGATGTTAATAATGTCTTACAAGGTGTAATAAGTTTTGGTTCACCCGCATCAAAACCTTTAGTTGTAGGTGCATTTAAAGGTGAATATCAGGAGAATTTTTTGGAGTTAAATAGATTATGTGTTGAGGATAATTTAGAAAAAAACTCGCTAAGTTTTTTTGTTAGTCAATCACTTAAATTATTACCCAAACCAAAAGTAATAGTTTCTTATGCAGATACTTCACAAAATCATCATGGTTATATATATCAAGCAACTAATTGGATTTATACAGGATTGTCAGATAAAAGAACAGAATGGAGAATGAGAGGAAATAATAAACATAGTAAAACGATTTGTGAGCAATATACATTAGAAGAAAGACAACAAGATAAGGATAAATTTTACATAGTGGATAGACCTAGAAAACATAGATACTTTTATCTATTAGGCACTCGTAAAGAAATAAAATCTATGAGGGACTTGCTCGCATACAAGGTCTGTAACTATCCCAAAGGAGATAATAAAAGATATGACTCATCTTATAAACCTGATACACAAGGCATATTATTCTAATGTAACTAATTGTTACAGAATACTACATTGGTATTATTAGTTGCTATATTAAATATGTAAACAAATTTACTATCTTTATCAAATGACTAGATCACTTTCAGTTCTATCAAAAATTTTAGGCTTAACAGCTTCTTCAAATGTTCATGAAGCTAGATTAGCTGAAGAAAAATTAGAACAACAATTACAAGCTAGAGGTATCAGCAGAGAAGACCTTGAAAGGCAATTAGATATGTCAAGTGTTGACGAGGAGATAGAAGCTATCTCATTTAGATATGGTCAGCCTTACAAGCGTGTTGATCCCGCAGTCTCTATCATTCTTAGTGCAGTAAGTTATTACTATAATGGCAAAGTTGTTTTCACTAATACAGATGAAAACGAAAAATACTTAATAGATAATATGAGACAAATGGAAGTCTCAGCAAACAAGTCAAGACGTATAGAAATAGAAGTATATACAGATTATTTAGTTCAAGCATTACAAGACGATTGGCTTAAGCATTGCAAAGAAGATCCATTTCAAGTTGCAATGATGGGATCAGCCCACAGAAATAGTTTTAGAAAAGCATGGGCTAACAAAGTTTGGTCAAGGTTTGCTCAAATGAAAAGAGATGAAGAGAGCAATGGTAGAGAAATTCAAACAGAATCAAGAACTATTAATCAATCAGCATTAGCAGTTACTAAATCTAATAAAACAGAATTA